GACCACCTATCGCCAACAAACCTCTTTGACTTTCGTCTATATCCGCCATGCCATTTTCTACAAATGTAGATACTCTTGAGGAAGATACTACATCTTTCAAAGCCATTGGTCCATGTTCGTCAAAACTGGACACTATTGAATTTACAGGAATTATATCTTTGATGTTCCCAAACTGAGGGATGAATGTAGCACTTACAACATCACTGCCCGCATCTAACTTCTTCTCTACTAAATGCGATTCAGTAGGCGGCAATGCTCCCATAAACGGATGACTGCTAACATGATTGAGAATATGTCTACCCGTATGACCTATCAAGAAGTCTTGGCCCATATTTGTAGTACTGGCAGAAAACTGGTTGTATTCATGAGAGTCTATGGCCATGCTCATAGAGAAAACAATACCGTGGTTTTCAAAGTCACTTTCATCAATTATAACTTGCCCTTGTCTTTGTGAAAACTGAGTACCGCTACCTTGTGGCTGGAATACATTACCATTTCCACCGTCTACTATACAGTCACCCGTAATTACTACGAACTCACCTGCATCGTGAGCCATTAACAGTCCTCTTCGACCATTGCTAGAAGCAGCGAAATCAAGATGGATAGATTCGACTACTATGTTACCAGTACTACTGTCTATAGAAATTAATCTAACTCTTTCGGGGGCTTTATTGGTAGGCTTACCCGTCTTTATATCATAGCCTAAAGGATTTATCAATAGGTTGTAAGGCACCTTTGGAATAGATATGTCACTAGTAGAAGTCGCTGCATATTTTTTAATGGAGTAATTACCGTGATTTGGAACTTGGGTACTAATAGTAAAGTTGACAAAAGTTAACTCGCTTTGTCCAGTTAACTCTTCTATTAAGGTCGCTGCTGCTGTAGAACCTATAGAAATTGTAGATTGACTAGTACTTGCTGTCAAAGCAGGTGTAGTGACTCTCGTGGCAATAGGGTTGATAGGCTCTTCAAACCGCCACAAACCAAGAGTACTATCGCTTTTTATTGGAGCAAAATCACTTCGACCTGACGCTTTTGCACCTGCTGACAGATGTATAGTCTCAAGCGTTCCTCTGAAATCACCACCTCTACCGCCTAGGAACATCTGGCTTTGTTGAGGTACTAATTGATGCTCTTCTTCTAATGTCTGTTGAACTAACAAGTCGCCATTAACATGCATACTCAATACCTTTCTATCGAATGTAACAGTGACATTGAGTAGTTCTCTTGTGCCGTCAGTAAAGGCACTGACATCGTTACTGTCTTCATCCGAGCCTAGATTAGAGCCTGTGATTACTGAATTGACTGACGGGAATAGAATACCATCCCAGTAAGCCAAATCACCATTCGCTTTGTTGACAGGCTTGGCACTAGTCAAAGTGTATACTGAGTCTCTACCAGTGTTCTTGTTCTGTAATCTGATTTCAAAAGTAGCAGGTGCAGGGCTACTTGGTGCACCTACGCTCAGCCTCATTACATTGTCTTGCTCAAATATTGTACCGCCACAGTCGGGTACGAACCATGTTTCCAAAGTAAATGAATTCATTGTAGTCGGCAACCGCTTGCGCTCAACAGTCTGCTTGCCGTGTAAGTTAGTGTTGTTAGTCGGTACGAGAACGCTGTCGCTGATACCGTTGAATCTCATACCATATCCTGCATTTACTAGTAAACTCATATCATACACCTATCACATAGTCGGAAGCCATTAATTCGAGATTGAATGCGTAGTAGTTGTTCCCAGCATCATAACGCACATGAAGTTTCTCCGGTATAATCCTCATACCACCATCGTTACCTCTTGCAGGTTGGTCTGTGAGAGTGACCCACATTTGCTGACCTGCTCCTACTAAGAAGCCAAACACTGCTTCTATTTCATTTGGTATAATGGGCTCAATAAATTTGTCATACCAATTATCAGGACTTTCATCACCCGCACCACCATCGCTCATACCCAGTAGTAAATTCTGCATAGGTTTGTTAGCAGACCTGTTATTACCCTCTGAGCCCTTGAGATTGGTTTCTATCTCACCAAAAGTCAAGAAGAAATTTCTAGCAACACCTGTTACACCGGAACTCTGCACTAAACTGTCGTAAGGTATCTGTATACCACGAAGCAAATCTGTGTTCCTATTTGAGTTAGAAACTAAACCAATCAAGTCTTGTACTTTATCACCCGCCGACTTTCTTGACTCAGTAGGTGTAGTGCCCGGCGAGTGGTATTGAGATTGAGAAAATAAATCAACTAATCCTTTACTAAGACAACTAGGGTGTTCTATTTCCGTAACAGGTCTATAGACTTGCTCTACTAAGACCATTACTCCATTCCTAGTCACCTTAAACGCCGACTCTAATGTTTTGTCACCACTAGGATTAAATCCAGATATAGATAAATTGGCTACATCACCAGTCAACTCTAATGCATCTTTAACTTGCTTTGCCATCTCTAAAGCAGGGTTATCAGCAGTATCTATGTTTTGAATTGGTACATTTATCAGCGCATCGTAATTAGTAGCATTACCCAATGCAGACGCAACATTACTACTAAAGATGCGAGCAGTCCTCGCTAATGTGGGACTAGTGGTATAAGGAGTACCTAAATCAAAAAACAACCTAACTCCTACTCTAGGGACTATGTCAGAAGAATAAGTAGGTGCAAAAGAATGTGCAGTAATCGACATGGAAGTGTCGCTCGTAAGGTTGCTTACAGGTGGGTTTTCTAACCAATAAGAAGGAATGAACTTAATGCTCTGTTGTCTAAAGCGCTCCAATATATTAGGTGCTTGGTTTATAAAAATGGACTGACCTAACGACACAATTCCGTTATTAGTATCAGTGAGACCTAATGTGAATACTGCATCATCTCCATCATCAATACCTACATCATCTATTAGATAACTAACAAAGCCTAACTCTTCACCAGCGTGATTGTATGCTCTCAAAGCGACATGTATCCTTTCATCAAGAGCAAGAGTTACTGATGTAGCAGAAGTAAATGTAACTGTATTGTTAGAAATAGACTGGATGGTACCTATAGTTGTAGTTCCGTTTTCCTTAACTAACTTATCACCAACATTCAATATATCTGCTGCTTGTACAGTAGTATTGTAAGCGTGTGTTAATACTATAGAGGTAACTCCAGAAGAATAAGCCGCTGATGATTTAAAATTAGAGAATGGATTTACATTGATTTGTTCAGTATTTGCGGAAGCAGTTTGGTAAAGAGAACCTGATGGTGCCAACAAAATTATAGTAGATTTTTGACCTTTCGGTATATCTTCGTTGGCGATGAATTCATGCTCTACTAAACGAGTACCTGTTCCAAAAGAATGTTGAGGTATTCCTAAAGGGCGAAATCTATTATTTTGATTAGGCTTTGTAGGTAAAAGTGCACCGAAATTTATCATAGTCCTCATAGGTTCTGCATCAAAAATTACGCTGTTACCAGCATCTACATTCAGCCCTTCATCATCTACGAATATACCGTTGATATCTATCTTGATGGATGGTACATTCGTGTCTACAGCGAATCTTTGTAAGAAATTATTAGGTGTAGGAAAAGCGCTGACATTTCTATTGATGGACATGTCTATGCTTTGTGCAACCAAATCAATCTGGTCTTTTGCATTTGCCAGCGTAAGTCTGATTGGTATAGCCATTTTATCACCTCATAGAATTATATCAGCCGCTACGAACATCAGACTGAACTCATAAGCCTTCATTTCGGCATCCCTGTTGACATTGAAATCGCTAATCAAACCACTAATACCGTTCTTTTCATGTCCTTCGGAAATGTGAGAAAAGTCACGACTTGCATGAATAGTGTTGACGCTGGACATTTTATCTGATGTCCTTGCGTTATTAGTAGTCAAAAAGAAATTTCTTTGGGCGACTTCTGAATCAAGAGTATCCTTGCCTTTAGTCGCTAGTGAATTGTAAGGTATTTGTATACCTCTGATATAGTCACCTTTAGCGTCGTCGTTATCATAAACAGTTTGCTGGACAAAGCCTGTCGTTACATCCAATACACTGTCAATAAAGGCAGACTTGCTATTTTGTATGTTCAAAAAGTTGTTACTGTTAGCCAATATACCAAACAAATCTTGTACTTTATCACCAGCACTCTTGACCTTTTTACCAGCCTTTCCACCAGAGAAATCTTGTATAACTGGTATTTGGCCTGCTCCTAAGTTAGTCTTAATCTTGTTTTTCTGACCAAGAGAAGTTGCGTATTTTTGTGTGATTGTGAGTCTAGCATTGTGTCCATTATACGATTCCGATAGTGCTACGGAGTAGACATTGTCCATTGTAGGAGTAGTACTCGATTTATCTATATCTTTACCTAACTCCATATAGTCAGCAGTAAGCGCTTTAGATAATAAGAATGCTATGTATTCGTCTGTCCTTGTAATGTCAGAACCGTGAGTAGTATCTCTCACAGTGCCATCTTGGAAATCAGGGTGAGTAGGGCCTACTGCGTCTTCTGACAGATTACCACGCACATAACTATCTGCATTTTTAATTGGTAAAACAATAACAGGGGAGACATTGTTGCCTACAAAATCAGCGTTACCATAATCAACTGGTTCAATAAAGATATAATCGTTATCAGCATGAGTCCCGCCTGTTTTGTTAAAGAAGACTCTTATTGTACCAGTACCTGCACTAAAGTTAGCAGTGACGACTTCTCCATAGTAATCTTCTCCAGAAGATGTTTTTCGGACAGGATATCCACTACTGTTCTCACTAAATGTTACCCTAAGTCTACGAGTCGAAGAAGTCTCAAACCATTTACGGGGGTCGCCTCCGTCTAAAATTATAACAGAGTCAATGTCGTTAGGTGGACTTGCTTGGTCTATTCTGATGGGAACTTTACTAGCACTGGTGTCATGAATGATTCTTTTTTGGTTTAAGAAGCCATAAGGTTCTGCGTTAGAGCCAAATAACTTATTATCGAATACAACTCTGATTTGTTCCGATTGATTTGAATAGCGACCTGTTCCTGAATATTTACCCATAATTAAATTCAAACCATATTTCCTAGCAAGGTAACCTTCTACATTTTGTCTATCATCGTCAGATAAAACAGAATTGTAAATTAACACCTCATAGATGTCGCCCTTGAAATAATTACTACCATCATAACCAATTATAAGAGCGCCGCTAGTGGCAGGTGTATAATCAACTCCAGATGTTTCTGTGCCTACATCACGACCATTGAAGAAAAGTTTTACTTTATCTGATGTACCGTCTGAACCTGTATCTTGCATACTATATGCAAGTATGGCTGCATCATATTTTCTTAATCTAGTCGTGCCGCTAGTAGATGTCTTGCTATCTGCGCCACCTGCATCTACCCAGCGAGCAGTAAATTCTGAATTGCTACTTGTATTCTGAACATTTAAAGATAAACCATATCCATCTGTAGCAGAATCTAAAATAGGCTTGTCACCTGTGTCAAAAGCCCTTGTTACTACAAATATAGTAAACTCATTAGAATTCAAATTAGTAGCAAATGGTATTTTTAAGAAGTCGTTAGTACCGTCAAACCTAACACAAGACTGGCCATTAGGACCGTTGCCTATAAAAGATGGTCTCTTTGCACTAGTCGATTGACTAGCGTCTCTATCAAAACCACTAGAATCTGACCAATTGCCAGTGGTCTGGTCATAATTCTCACCCTTCAACCAAAGTTGTAGATTTCTTTTACTTGGATTGTCAAGTACTTGATTTTGCTCTACCCAGTAAGCCACAGGGAAATCGATGTATTTGGTTTGCCAATCGTCTAATACGGTGTTACCGAGCGCAGGTTGGAGTAAAGGAGTACTAGGTCTACTTATCCCGCCTCCTAATCCCAGCCCTTTACCTGATTCTTTGGCCCCTCTACCAGTTTGCTCACCGCTGATTTTCTTCTGATTGTAGATGCTCTTTTCTTTTTCAGACATACCACCGCCTTTTCCGGCGTTTGGATTTTCTGTGATGAGCGCCTGTGGTTGGTAAAAATCAATTATTGCTTGAGACTGTACTGTTTCTTCTTGACCTGTTTCGTCAGTAAATACACCTTGTATTTCGATGGCAACAGCCGCTTGATTCAAATCTATACCCATCTTCTTTGCATCAAAGAAAGGAATACCAAAGTTACTCACTTGTCTTTCTACTACTATGTCTACACTAGTTGCGTTAAGAGAGATTGTTTCACCGTTCTCTTGAACAAGGCGAATAGGCATTCTCTCTCCCGGCTTCAAATCAACCACTCCTGTTGAAACCACTCTGTGTTAATGAGCCGCCAATCTTTGACTTGAGTTCCTTAGTCACCATAGCGCTGATTTCTTTAGCCAGAGCCCGCTTGTCTGTTTTGTCAGTGACACCGCTAACATCTATCTTAAGATTGACAGTGACATTAGTTTCTTGACTAGCGCCACCAGCAGCAGTAGGAATTGCAGTGTCGCCTGTGGCTTGCTGCATAGGTTGGGTATTACTCATGTCTTTGAGAGATTTAGTTAAGTCGACTGTATTGGATTTAGTCATAGCCATCGACTTAGTGAACTTATCCATTTGTTGCTGCAAAGCCTGCATGTTCTCCTTAGCAGACTTACTATAGTTGCTAAAGTTCTTCATCGACTCCACAGTGCGTGGGTCTATACCTTCGTCTACCATTCGTCTTCCTCCAATCTAGCCAAGATGTCATACCCCAAATAAACTGCGTTCTCAGCAGCCTGTTCTTCACCTTGCATAGCCTGAGCCCAGTAAAGCAGTTGCTTAGCATCGTTTATGTTCAAGTCTCTCACATCCTTTAGTGTCATATTGTAGTGTGTCATTAGTAAATATTCCATTGCTTGTTTCTGATAGCGAAGCCGGTCACTCACAGGTCTCCCGTTGATGAAGTACTTGATTTGTCCGACTTCGCTGGCCGAAAAACTAACCATTCCATGACCTGACTTGGGTCTGGTAAAAGGTCGGTAAGTTTCTTACCATCTTCTGGAGATAGGCTTTCTATATCAACTTCTATAGATTGCCCATCAGGATTTGTATAACTAAGCCAGTGACTAAATGCATGTCGCCAGTAGTCCGAAAAGTCTAGGCTACCGTGAGTCATCAGCGGGGCTACTTTCTGTATATGGTAAAAGGTCAGTCGCCGCTTACTAACTTCTATTGGTTTGCCGTCTATCGTTATCTTACTCTTGTTCTCCTGTGACATACTTACTCACTTCCTCATCGGATAGTGCCTCTTCCGAGGGGCTATCCTCCAGTTTCAGGTGAGCGAATGGGTTATCACTGGCTCGCCCTGCTTCTGGGTCGAAGAGGTATTCTCCACCCTCTTCCTCTTCTTCTTGTAGATTCTCATTTATTTGCTTGTGAAAAACTGCTTCCAATACTGCATTCATAGACCGTCTAATTCTCATCGGCATATTATCTCCTCAGCAGTGGTAAATTGTATCTTCACTAATCACTTTGACATTCTGTGGCTTGATTTTCATTGTTGTGAACAGCAGCCCCTTGTCGTCAGGTACAGGTATTGCTAACTCAGTTATGAAGTAATCGTCTGCAATGATTCTCAAACTTGGAGTTGTACCCGACCCTGTAGTGACAGGTTTGGTGAAATGCAGCATGATAGTACCCCCGGTTGCGCCAGCAGTGCCACCACGCTGAATGTGAGTTCTTAATTCGTGATAGAGAGAAGCATTTTCCAAAGCAATAGTGACTTCCATGTCAAAGTTTTCTTTACCTTCTCTAATAATAGATGCGTTGCGAGTACCGCCATAGGGCACCTGCTTGATACTAAGATTATCTGAGTTTACAGTCTCAGGTATAGGGTTGCTTTGGATAGTGTGGAAAACTTCTACACCTGTCTTACCCTTCAACTCAAACGCACTAACGAATCCTAAGTTTTGGTCAAAGGCGCTGATTGTCCCGTTGTAAAACATAAATGGCTTCTCAGAACCCTTTGCTATACCTGATGCCTTTTTCTCAGCCAGCCCTGTGGCAACATTCTGGAACATTCGGTTAGCCGTGTATCTATCACCTTTGTTAGCGCTCTCTAGTCTACCTGTATCTGTATAGCAAGAAAGAGCGTCGAATACAGCACGATACTTTAGTTCAGCATCTACTGTACTAGTCAATTCATACTCAACTATTTTACAGCCTTTGAAAACTCTAGTCAATTGTTTTGTGTCACCAGCCGAGCCGGGCGCTATTGTAGTCTCACCAGCACTGTTGAAAGAACCTAAGTCTCTAGTTCTCACACTGTGTTCTATAGAAAAACTAGGCACAGTTTCTCCAGAAAACAAAAGCCTTCTGACAGGGTGGAGTATTTTTCTATTAGTATCTACATGAGGGCTACGGAACGGTTCTGGAGACAGAGTTCCGTCATCCTCGCCGTCATAGTATTTTCTTAACTCAATGTCGTCAGCCGTTGTATGTTCAAATTGCCAAGGGTCGTCAACATAAAGTCTGTAATTTCCACCAGTCAAGGCTTCTATTGCAGAAATCCTCCTACATTCGCTGCTTTCCGCCCATTCAAAATGATGAGCATCAGAAGAAAGACCTGCGCCGTTTGGCCAGTAAATATTACTACCGGCTCCTAAATCAGGCGCTTTGTAGGTAGTAGTCGGAACACGAGTGCCGTCTTTGATAAGTAAGTAATTACCTACTGCTGCGGTAGCACCTTTTATTGTAAGTGTACTGACATCTACATGCCCTTGGCCGGGATGAATATTCGTGACAGGATTTACTGCTGAACCTGCACTAGCAGTTCCGCAATTGTTTTGGTCAACAACTTCTCTACCAAGGCTGTAGTAAAGCCACTTTGGACTATGTAGTGGCATTTCTATAGAGCCGCCCATGTGATGGACTTTTCCTGTCTGTTGAACCGCTACTTGCCTACCTAAACCAACTACATGATAACTGTGCAAATCAACCTTAGTGTCGGGTAATGTCATGAAAGAAGCGAGCCCTAGAAAGCCGTCTATCAAACTAGCCTCCTTTGTATCAGAAGCATTCGCATGTAATACTGTTTCGTTATTCCCAGCGACGGTTGGTAAACCAGTCGAATGGATGAGAATGCTGTCACCTGTGCCACTGCTAACAGATGCTTGGAACGGTGTCAAGGCAGGTACAATCTTAATCTTAGTCACTGAATCAAATGTGTGGTCTATGATTGTGTACAAACGACTCTTCATGTCAGTATAATAGTAAGAAGAAAAGTTGTTTTGGCCAGACGCTGTCGAATGAAATGACATCTTTTGACCAATCAACATACCTACAGGAACCTTGAGTGCAGCCTTAGCGCTCTCGAATATACTAGCGTTGCCAGACGCTGTTCCTGCAAATACTATCTCTGTATGTGTGGGATTATTAATATCAGTAGTGGCTGTCCAAGTACAGGGCTCGTTGTGCTCAATCATCAGGCTTGTTTCATGCCCCATGACAACTTCTGAGACATCTCCCTTATAGTGAGCACCAAAGCCACTCATGGTATCATCTCCGCTAGTATTACAACTTCTACTTGGAATGTATGTCTAAACAGTTTCTTGGTTCGGTCTGACAGGTCAGTACGAGTCTTGAGAACCATACGGTCAAAGTTTTCTCCGTCACCCTTTCTACTGTTGTGGATAACTCTTCTCATTTCGTTCTCCATCTTTCTTAGCCTAGAACGACCTCTTGATGTTCTCATGTCGACTGTAATATTGTAACGGGTGGTGACGAAATTGTACATCAAATCAGGCACTTCTTCGTTCTGGGCTGTCTCATAGCATAGAATGTAATCATGTCTTTGTAAATCAATACGCTTACCTCTCTCAGGCGTTTCGTTGGCAATGTCTACAATTACAGGCTTTACATTGTCAGTATTGGCTCTGTTCCAACCCTTGTCGGTGCCAGAGTCATAATTCGCTGCCAGTATGTCGATGACTGTCTCAAGAGGCTCTTTCCATGTAGCAACCATTAAGAAAACACCACCACTTCTTTGTAGCGGGTTAACAGTTCTTCTGCTTCTTTTCTAAACAATTGAATCTTAGAACCCAAGTCAACATTCTGGGAACCCTCTGGTATCAAGACGCTACGGTCATCTGATAATAACAAATCAGCCGCTACCATCTTAGTAGCAGCCTCTTCTATAGCCTTCTCAAGATATCTTTCGCCATATATGTAAGATACCTTAACAGAGTTGTGTTCAAAGAAAGGATATGAATTATTGAAGTAAATTATACCCATTTCTGAATCAATCCACCAATCACGCAGTCTCGCTTGGTCACCACTAGAAGAGCCCGCTTGTAAATCTAATTTGAACAAACGCTGGAATACAGTAGTACCTCCAGTGTTTAATGTGGTTAATGCTGCTCCATTTAAATTACTACAATTTAGGAAACTAGTTGCAGTTTTACTTTGATAAAGTAAAGTTTCCACATTAGTTCCAGTACCATCACCGACCATTAATACTCCTCCATCGGCAAATCCCTCAGTACTAGCGACATTTACAGTGGTACCGACGACGCTAGTAGAAGTTGTACTGACTGATGTCGTTTGGGTAATGGTAATATCGTCTAAATTAGTAGACGCAATACTTACTGATTCGCCACCTTTCGTTTGACGCATACTTGTAAGTTTTACTTTACCATTTCCATAATCTGCATTAGCAGATGCAAAAATTTCATTGTGCAGAGAGACATTAGATGTACTACCTGCCATTGTGAAAGTATTTCCATCTTTATCTTGGAAATTAATTGCAGCCTTACTAACTCGGTCTTCTTTATTGACCAAGTCTGCTAAACTCTGTGCAGCATAGACTCTGTCAAATCTAATGTCAAAACTACTTGTACCGTTACTTAGGGCTGCGCCCATGTCTGCTTTGAACCCACCTTCGAGCCCTATATGGATAGCCTCTGAAGTTGTCAAAGTGTCTTTTATTTCCAGACGAGCCTCTGCTCCGCATATCTCTCTGTAATCCTCACCTTGCCACATTTCTATCCTGAGCATTTGTTGAACATTTCTAAACAATAGAGGCGTAGTACCAACATAGTCAGTAAAGTATCTGCGCCTGTATGGTTTGTATGTATCAAAGTTTAGGTATTCTGCCGAGACTAGATAAGGCCTCCAAGCGTTGTGAGTAATGTTGTCAATCCGGTCTTGAACTTCTTTAATTCTGGTTTCGACAATTGCCTTTGTCATTCCACGAGTCTTGCCGTTAGTAAACGAGGCTTGGTTTTCTACATAGGTGTTGGCAGCCGTAGTAAAATTAGTATGTGTAAAGGATGTGTCCGTGACTAACTTTACGCCACTTGCGCCTCCACTAGTAGTCGAGGTGATATTAAGTTCTACACCTTTAGGGTCTAAATCGCTGTATATGAGAATAGTATCATTAGCACTAAACCCGATGTTTCTAAAGTCTCCACCAGTAACGAATACACCGTCTGATACAGCGTTAGCACTGGCCAACACTGCTTCACTAGGGCCTATGCCAAGTAAGTCTGCGACTTTTTGTGGAGTGGTGTAAACTATTGCGTCAGGGTCAAGAGGGCGTGTTTCAGGCTCTCCGGGTGAAAATACTACAGGCATCTGTCATCCCCTTAACTAAGCCATGACACGATACATGATTAAATCTACTGCTCTTTCACTCCTAAATTGAAGTCCATTTGCTTGCCGCATGTTCTACACTTATCGACCCAACAGAAGTAAAGCATACCGCAACTTTTGCATCGTGTGCCGCTACCGATGTTCAGTACATCACCAGCGTTCTTGTTACGGTTGCGCTGCTTCATAGTAAACCCAGCAAGTGGGTTGTCTTCGTTAGTTCTAACAGAAGCACCGTAAGACTCGTCTAGCCTGATGCCACGCTTCTGCAAGCGCTTTATGTCATCAAGACCAAGGTTACCAAAAGATTCCATTCAACCACCTCAAGATGTGGTCACGAATATGTAGATGTTACCAAGTATTACATGCGGGTCTGCTGACACAGGGGCATTAGCACCTATTGCCGTTACAATAGCAGTTTCTACTGCGGTTCTTTTAGTAGCATCATTAAAGTCTGCCTGTGCAAACGGACCAAGTATTGTGCATGTTTTCGCCATGTATCGTCACCTTTTTCCTATTATAACAAATTTGGCGTGCCCAAATATAGAATTACCTTCTTGGTCACCAAATGCGGCACCGCCAGACCGCTGTCCCATTGGACCACTAATGCCTACTCTGTCAGTCGCAAAAGTAGTCTCCCCAACATAAGGTCCAATCAATCTAACTTGGTCTCTGTGTTCAGTATGCAATGTACTGACTCTTGAGACTCTTCTTTTAGATTGTGTAGAAGAAAGTAAAGTTTGCTTAAATTGATTATTGCCAAGGGTAGAGTCGCTGGTGTGAACTCGTGCTCCTGCTGGAACAATTCTAAATTGCGGTTTATCTGTACCAGAAGTAGTTGGTATATCTGCTGTAACTATATCTCCAACTTGGTAACCAGTACCTAATGTGGCTTGTTTACCCTCATCACCATTAAAAATTATTCCACCGGACAACGATAGTGTACCAGCCAAAGGTGCTCTAGTTTCAACGATAAGTGCTCCTATTTTCATACCACTACCGCTACCACCAGTAACCGGAACCTCATCATACCTGTGTGAACCATTAACACCACCAGTTGTAGAAAGATTAGAACCATTATTAATCAAAACAAGGTCTAATGGCTGAGTAGTGACAAACCTAAACGATAGTACTTCTCTCATAAAAGGACTCACATCTATTAATCCTTGATTATGAGTGTTGCCAGAATGGTGAAATAAATTACTCCCATTGCTTATTCTTTGACAGTTATCTATTCGACCAGTCACCACTACTAAGTTACCAACTACTTGAGGTGCATCGAATCTTATTTTTGCATCTGCCATATTATCGCTTCCCTATTAAACTAAATTCACAAACTCTTTGTGTTGTAGGACCGTTTTCGGTACTATCGTTTAATGTACCACCGTTCCCTAAATCACTAAAAATATTAACAAGTCTAATTGCATGTTCGGACATTAATACAGGAAACATGGAACCTATCATTTCTACATCAGCACTTTGCATTGACCCCACATGTGCAAGTATCTGTAAACCATCGCCACCGGGTGTGGCCACAGCAATTTTTTCATATTGAAAGTAACCTGAACCTTTCGTAGTAATTTTGACTCCGTCTGGTCTTATTTTGTTATCTTGTACTATTACTTCGGCACGAGCGTTATTAGCACCACTTTCTAGTCCAGTTAACACCACATTAGAGTGGGTACCATTAGTATGCCCTTCTCCGGGCTTAATAATCTTACATGTGCCAGAGTTAGCGCTAGAACTAAGTAATAATGAACCTTGAGTAGCGGAATTATCTAGGGAGATATATCCTCTCAATTTACGAACTTGGTTACCGCTTGAGTCTAGCAAAGGATTACTAGTCGCCATGCTTTCAACGGATTCCCTAGTATTGCCTACTTTACCTGAACCACCTACCACTCCAGTGATAAAATCAAAACTTAGTATTCTTTTGACATGGTCACTAAAGTCAAAACTAATACCGCCTAGGGGAACAGTAGTTGGCAATTGTAGTTCACCAGTTAAGAAAACTAAGTTACCTATGGTTGATTTCCTTGCATTAATTATAGTGGGTTTGATTAAATTCAATATTATCTCCTCCTCCCTATTACAGTTAACCTTACCTTGCGATTAGAGACTGAAACACTGAGTACTCTTGAATAAGGTGTAGCATAACTACTGACAATTATTAGTTTAGTTTCTACATCATCAATATAGACTAATGGTTCTACATTAATAAACCCACGAAGTGAGTTAAGTCCTACTAAATCCAAATTTTGATTAGTGTTTCTTGATTGTATACTATTATAGTCATCTATTTTGGACCTAGCAGGGGAACCGATGGTTACTATATCTGCGCTAAAGACTTCGGCTAACCCAAGCCTATCAATTGATATTGTCAATTGTTTTTGAAATGCTGTGCCATCATTCGTAAAAACGCCTTGATTAAGGTCGGCTCCGTTGTCAAGTGGTTCGATATCTATAGTTAAAATTGTTAACTTACCAATAGTACTGGTATCAGTCACAGTGAAATTAGTTAGTTCTGGCATTTAATTCACCGCCCTCAAGAACGGCGACCAATTATTAAAAATGTTCCACCTTTCAAATCTTCATTTTTAATTGGGGGGCTAATCATAAGTGTAGTATCCGAAAGTTTTACACCAAATTCACTCGCAAACACCTTCTTATCACTAGCACTGCTACCACCGTCATCTATATTAGAGATTTGCTCTACAACCATGGAAAGTCTATTTGCCGGATTTATTATGAAAGCATCTATACTTGATAATTTATCACTGAAATCTATGATTCTTTCGCCATCTGTCGTATCATAAGTTCCTGTTATTATCATTCTATCTCCAAACACTGTTGGTCTTGGGTCTATTGTTACCATTATTCTTCAACTCCGTCTGTTTCTACGATAGGGTCCTCGACTATAGTCTCTTCTACCACTTCTTCTGCTACAGGCTCAGGAGCGACCTCCTCAACCACTGGCTCTGGTGCCGGTGGATTGAGTGTGGTCTTTACCTTGTCCAAGAGTTTTGCTTTAGTAGCATACCCTTTGATAGATACTCCTTTCTCTTTTAGCCATCCTGTGATATCCTTCTTAGTCCAACCTTCGTCAGGTAGTCCGTCGTTTCCTTCGTCTACCGTGACACCTTCGTCGCCTTCTATGAGTAGATTCTTAGGACCCTTTTGTCTTGTCCAGTGTCTGTATTTGTCCAGCCACTCTTGGGAAACTTCTCTAACTTCGCCACGATGCATTTCTGTGTCGTCTCGTAATTTGAGATAAGGGTTAGAACCTATGTAGGTTATCTTGGGCAAGTTTCCTCACCTCAAGAACAGATTACCCACAAATTCATAGGAACTACTGGTGTACCACCTGCGGTAAATGTTAACGAATCGTTGGTGTTTGTCTCTGTGCTAATTACTGCACCGACACCCGCTAATCCTCCGTTAGAACCACATATTACTGCGTGTATCTTACTTGCTCCGCCGCCAATAGTTGCGACATCACCTGTTGCCATTACTGTAGTTACTTGGAAACATGCTAGTTTAAGTCCCGGTGCCGCTTTTCCATCTGCGTTAGATGCGTTAAAGCCTGTTAGTGAACCCGGATAAGAACCACCTGAGTTTCCATCTAGCCAGTTTGTATCACTGCCTATTGTTCCTGCATATAATTCCAACTCAAATAAGTTTTCGTATACACCTGCGTCTCCTAATTTTTTGGTTAATGTTATTGCTGCCATATTTAATCATCTCCTAATATTTTATTCTCCATGTTATCCTCATTGAAGGTCACGAATTGAACCTTGTCCTCCAAAGAAAGTTGTCCATACTTCACCCATTGTTCGGTAAAGTCCCTCTTGACCGAGGCGGTTAATGGCGAATGGGTCTCCAGTTTCAATTCCAGACTCAAAGTATTGAGTTGGTTTTGCAGTACTGTAGTACAAGTAATCAGTGTCTAGCATGTAAACTCTGCTGATACCATCAGGTTCGACATCCTTAGAAGGAATAATTGGTACACCATTGTAGGTAGCAACGATAAATCCTGCTTCCATACCCGGTACACCTTTTACACCGTTGTAAGTTGGTACAACACGCTTCTCTTCCATGAATCTTTGTTGACTTTGTAGTAGTTGTTGAAGTCTCATCAAAGTATCATATCCAGTTAGCATAACCTTTGGATTTCCACCTCTCTGCCAAATCTTTCTGAATAGTTCATCAAAGTGGTCGAGAGATAGAGTTCTGTTGGTAGGAGTACCAGAAACACCGTTAACCGACATCTCAGCGTTAGCCCATGATGCGTTAGCCTCACGGTCTATTGAATAGATATCTAAGTCAGTTGCTGCGCTGAGGTGACCTGTTCCGTCTGCGATTGCACTTGTGCTGGTAGTTAGAGAGCCAGCGTGACCAGCGGTGACACGGTCAAGTGACTCGATATCATTACCTGCTGGGTTGTCGGCATCTCTAAGTAGCATTTTGTTAATCATCTCTGCGTGGTGCTTACCCATTTCTTCTTTCAAAACTGAGCGAATGTCACCTAGACCGTCATCCTTGTCGTTAAGGAAGATTGCTACTTCAGACATGTCGAATGAGTGAGCAACGGTTTTTGGCTTTGCTGCAACATTTTGGAAAGTTGGCTTTTGAGTTTCAGGTAGAGTACCGTTCTCTGCAATTCCACCGCCAACGGTAGCAGAAGGCTTAGCGGTTACTACACGCCATCCACTTCTGTCCCATGGCTTCTTAGGTAGGATAGAGAAAGCGTTGAACTCTTGGTTCAACTGACTCCATACTTTTCTACCGTAGATTGCTTGGTATGTTCCTGCTGTTGTGCTCAATAGAGGAGCATCTGCTTTCAATAGTTCTGAACCAGAGTAGGAATATCCCATGCTTTGTCCAGCACCGTAGTAGTAGCGCTCCATATCATTTACTGTTCTCATATAATTTCTTGCCATTCATATTCCTCCTTAGTTGTTAAATACACTCCCTGCGAGTCGGTGGACTTCGTCCCAACTCATGCTTCCAAGTACCTCAGTAGATGGGATTTCTACATTAGCCATATCACTGCTCTTACGAATCGTTGATTCTGGAGCAGCGCTTGAAATGTTGTCAATTCTGTTACTCAAGTCAGATAGGGCCTTTTCGATGTTAGCAAGTGGTGTTCTTGCGTCAAAGGAAGCGGCTTCTCTTGCTTGTGCTTCTGAAGTGAGTTCTTTGTTTAGTCTGTCAGCAAATACGCCGCTTAGGCTGTGCTTGAATTGTTCTTCAAGAGCCGCTGCTTTGTAAACTTCGTAGGCCGCTTCTACATCAGTAGGAGAAACTACACTTGGGTGTAAATAGCCTTTTGCTACTTTTCCGCCGCCACCGGAATTAATTTTACCGATTGCGCCAGTTGATGGGTTTCCGCCTTCTTGGGCACGACCCTTAACTTGTCCAGCGAAGTAGTCAGCACCGTCACCAATTGCTTCTGGTGTGCTACCTAGGTTGGCTTTAGAGACATTATCAAAATGATGTCTTGCGCCACCGATGTCAACACCTTGTGATTTCAAAGTATTTTCCATCCAGTTCAGGTATTCACTAGAAATGACATCGGAATATTCTCCTTTTGCCATGTCTTCTTTGTGCTCAGCACCGTACATCTTTTCTTCTTCGTCTTTATCGGCCATTTCTTTCGCCTCGTCTTTTTCGTCTTTATCGTCTTTCTTGTCTTCCAAGTGTTCTTTAAGACCTGCTGGCATCTCGCCCTTCTCCATTGCGTCAAGGCGGCCATTCAATCTGTCTAGTACACTTGACAATTCAGTCATTGCATCTGTTTCTGTCATATCAGTATCCTCCTTCAATATACGGAATGTCGCCTCCGGGTTTATACCTTTCTCACAAATAGTAACCTCATGTAGTTCCAGTTTGGAAATTTCAGTGTAATCGCCATGACTGGCATCACTCTTTCGCATTCTCTTGAATGCTTGTCCTCCAATACTGAAACCTCTAAGGGCTCCTTTGCGAATTTCTTTGGCAACTTCTCTTGCCTTTTCTATGTCGTCTCGTAGTTTAATGACTACGAACATACCAGCATCATCGACACCGGATTTCCAAACTCTACCATCAGAGTCAGTATATTGTGGAATAACGCTTCCAACCTGTATGTTAGAGTGAGCAAGTTGTACATTTCGGTAACCGTCTGCTTTCATAAAGTCACCAAAAGCATTTTTCAAAGCGCCTCTAGTAATCAAATCTCCTTGCTTGTCTACCATCTCAACAGATGCGTATCCAGCGATTACCAAGTCATTATCAGCCTTGATTAAATTGATGCTACCATTGTGAGTAACCGGGGAGGTTCTCAGCATCGAACTGGCTGTCATCGTTTCTATAGACGACACTCATACTATTTAACTAAGTACGGAAAACAGCAGAGTCCTCTGTTATTTCCAAAACACCCTCGTCTGTAGGCACAGTCATGTGCTTAGGCTTGTCTTTTGCCTCAGTTTCTTCATCTATAGAAGAATCTTCTTCCATATCCCTAACATCGTAATCAGGCATTGTCTTTTTGTCATGTAAATTAGTAGGCCCCATAGGTGATTCTATAGGTGTAGCGTAGTCTATACCTAGTCCCTTAGTACCACTACTTGATTGGCCTACAGCGCCCACTCCACTTTTAAGTAACTTTTCTACTAACTGTAAGCCCTTGACAAGCACTTTTTCTTTTTCTTGCTTAGCCCACCATTCAGAATCTTTAATTTTCTTAGGAGGTATGAGGGGCTTTCCTTGACCTTCTGTTTCGTGAACCTCAGCCTTATCTTCTTGCTCTTCGGCAGGTGCGGCTATCTGCACATCAGCCTTGAGCAACGCACCAGCGACTGGTGCCCAGTAAGGCCTTTGACTTTCGGACATGCGAACCAAATAACCATTAGATGCCAACGGACTGTGCGCTGTCCAAGACTGTCCTGACTGTGTACACTTGTATACAACATCGCCCTGTGGCATAACTACTCTTATACCGCTACCTGCTCTATAGACTTCGCACAGCCATTGGGAATCTTCTGCTTTAGCAAGTAATCCCAGAGTTTCTTGACTAACAAGTCCTTCTCCCTCAGCCTCTTCTTCAATCTTAGAGCCAGTTACGGTAAACAACTTCTGTCCTTCGGCTGTTTCTGATTCACCTACATTACTGACATTGACTCTAACATGGTCACCCTCGTTATACTTTTCATCACTGTCAAATGCAGCACCAACATCCATGTAAGTCTCACCGTCAGACTCCACTGCCCTATCACCTAACTCTTCGTCTTTAGTAATTGGACCAGTACCTAATCGATAGGTGTAAGGACCGTTGCCTCTTCTTTCTAATACTCTAAGCACAACATCATTGCCCGGACTAAGAAGCACCCACTTAGGATGGCGTAGTTCACCAGCCATGTAGGTTGACTTGGCATCACGAAGTAACAACTTCTCATTTTCTTTCTGTAAATCCTCTACTGTAACTTTGAGACCAGCATCGTCTGTAAGCCTTGTATCGCTAGCGCTCGGAACATGTACATTCTCAACGCCTTCCAAACCACCTCTAAGTATCTTGATTCGGTCATCTATTGGCACATCGTGTACTTCTTTATCGTCATACTTGAGAACATCAAAGATGTAGTAGCCCTCTTCAGTCTTGAATACATCTAAATGATAATCGTTATCAGTTACTTTCTTGAAGTTACTCTTGTCTTCGTCTGACAAAGTAAAGTTAGTCGAAGTAACATCATCATCTTCTTTCTTGACAAAGCCTCTTTCACCTTCTGGCATAACAGATACTATCCAGTCGCCTGTAAAACCACGCAGATGTTCGAGGTCACCCAAATCAAAAATACGATGCATCGGTTGTAGGATAGGAACGCCTTTACCTATCTCTTTGCGGATAATGTCAGGATTAGTAAGTGTTGCTAGGTTGACATCTTCTGACATAGCAATCGTGTTAGTTTCATTTCTACCATGCTTAAATTGAGCCGGAAAATGCTCTTCTATGTTGTATTTTTCCCAATCAGTTCCATATAAAACATCAGTCAAACCTGCTCCCCTCCATATAGCCATTGTCGGTTGAACTAACCTATCTCGTATAGGTTCAGGTAGTGGGATTATATCTATCTTCCCGTCTTTACCTATCTTGTAATCAAAGGTAATAGGGACATTGTGACCGAACTCCATCCGATAAAGCGGTGCATTGTAAGTCGAAGCCACTATGTTGTGAGCATTTGGTCCAACTGGTTCTATCGGTTTAGTGACTCGACCACTCAGTCTAGCGGTGACTGCGGCAGGAGCAGCGCCCGGCTCGATGAACGGGTCGCTATAAATCAAAGAGTCAAGAGTTTGTTGTGCTCTGTAAGACTTACCAGTGCTTGCGAAATGTTTACCCTTTCTATAAGATTCGCCGTATTTTTCAGCGTGTTTATCCTGTAACATTCTTTTGGTATCTTTGTCTAATACTAGACTAGCATTAATCATCTTCGCTTTGAAATTTTTAATATCATTTTGAACCTTATTACGCTTAGGGCCAGTAAATGCTTTACTCTCTAATCCCTGCAAAGCCGCCAATTTTTCTTTGAAGTGGTCATGCACCCTTTCATCAGGATTGACAGCGTGATGTATGTCGAAACCCATTTGATAATTTCTTTCGTCGACACCAGCCTTTTCTGCACCACCCATACCTCTTCTATGCGGTACTAATGCGTTTCTTAAATTGTTAACCATGGTGATTAAGTTACTAGTATCTTCATTGTCGAAGCCTCTAGTCTTCCTCATTTGTTCAAGCGTCGCACCAAAGTCAGAATCTTGCATATCATAATACTCTTTAGCAAAATTACCAATTGTCTGTATAGGCATGCTGAAATTTAACAATTCTTCTCTTAACCCTTGTTGCTGTAAATCATTTATGTAGGGAGATATGATGTCTTGATAAAAATGCCTCATAGTTTCCTGAGTGTGGTAATCTTCTGGGTCCATTCCTAACTTTTCAGCCAACCCCCCTAAGTATCTATCAAGGTTATTGTCACCACCTGCTCTAATAAAGTCCTGTAGACTAAAAACAACATCACTATTATGGGCAAAGTCTTTCGCTTTTTCTGCAATCGGATTGAAATTTTCATTCATCTCTTTTTCGCCGTATTCATCTCTGGATGTGAGTGAGGTCAGACCGTGTGCTTCTGATGGAGTCTGATAAAGATAATCATTTAGCATTCGAGCAAACTGTCTTAGATTACCCTCGATTATATCAGGAGGTAGGCTTCTATCAAATAGTTCTGGAAACTCAGCGGCTTTTTGTTGTGCTAACTTTTCGTAGGCTTGGTCGTCAGCCTCTAACTTTTCTAGTAACATCTTGGTGCCTTCTGGCATCTTGTCACCAAACATCTTAGGCTCAAGTGTAGGAATCATCGATAACTGTTCTTCCAAATCCATAAGTTTGTTTTCGATTATTTGATTGGTTTCACCCTCTTCTTGAGAGGCGGCGTTTTCTAATTCCTCTATTTGACGCTTAAGATTATCAGCCCTATCTTTGTTAGCACGACTTCTGTTAACATAGCCCTCACCGTATGTTAACGGTAAGTAAACATCTTCGTTCATCGGTCTATGACCATCGTGAACTTGGCCTATCTCTACGGGTGTGCCCGGAGGACCAGCAAGATGTTTGTGATGCGCTATCAAGACTGCATCCTTACCAGCATCCTTCTCACGAGCAGCAGGGTCGTGACCGCCCCTAAAAGTGAATGGATTATGAGTTTTGAAATGACCCGTTATTTTACCTTCTAATTTATCTCTAATATCACCTTGTTCTTTATTAGTCGCCTCTGGCGAGTCAACTGCTGCTTCATATTCATTTAGATGTAAGTTAGTGACCGCTGGATTGAGTGACTGAGCGTGTCGAGAAAAGAAATTGTTAGTTCCTACATCTTTATTAAGATGGTTAGCAAAACCAGCAGAATGGATGTTAATTGCGTGTTCGGGGTGGGCAAAATCTACTTGTGGTTTATCACTATACTTAGAATCAACAACCTCCATAGGTCTGGGTAAGAACGGCGCAAATGCGCTTTTAGTATTGAATGTAAGGTGTTCGCCTCCATCACTATCTTCATGTATTCTTCTGTGTTCAAGTTTACCTGTATTAGGATTCTTCATAAAAAACAGGCTTTGTTCATACCCTTTGTTATCCATAGTCACTTGGTCAGCAGGATAGCCTTCATCATAAGGTCCGACTTTTTCTTCTCCAGCCCGCATCTGAGCAAAAGCCTGTTCAAATATATCTGCCTCGACTTCCTCTTCACCCTTGATGTCGGTCTTGAAATGATTTTTACCGTGAAGTAATGTAGCCTGATGAAGTAACTCAAACAACAATTGTGGATTCTTATTCAGTCCACCAACCTTGAAAGGAATACCCCAGTAAGTCGCTAAAGAATCGTTACTCGTTCCACCCTTAGTATACTCAGGGTCAAAGTCTTCCTCATGTATGTGAGGAGCGTAATGTATACTAGCCTCTCTCCTACCTATCTTACCAGCAAATATATTACGAGTTCGATTTATTCTTTCTCGCATTATCTTGTCAACTTCTTCTTGAGTGAACGGGCCTTCTTCTGGGTTCCATCTATCACCATAAACAGGATGCTGGCCGGGGGCATGCAACCTACCGTCTAAATCTACACCTAACAAAGCCCTCATAGTTTTGAAATCCATTCCCATTTCGTGACCTAAGATTTGAGCCTCGTCTTTGACCTCAGTTTTTTCACCTGCTCTTTGAATAGTAAGGAACTGTATACTCCGATTAACTACTTTGTTTGGGTCGTTGGGGTCGCTTGAAAATTCTTCATTTAAGAAAGGTCTTTGGGTGTAATCAATGTCAGGTATGTTTTCCATTTCTTGTAAATAGTCCAGCGCTCTTTTGTAACCGTTCTCCACAGCGCCAAACGCTGACATGTTTTCAACTGGCCCCGGCTCTCTAGCAGCAGATGGCTCTCTTTCTCTGATTGCTTTAGTATTGAAGCCCGGTATGTGAGCCTTACCTACCCAGTGGTCAAAGATAGGTGCAAATCTATTCTGTATATTCTGCACTATTCTCGGTACCCAATCGTTACCACCCCTTAGTTTGAGGGGGTTGTTTTTATTTGTCAAGCCAAAACGAGCAATGTGGTCGTATACTTTTTGACGCTCTTCTGGAGTTGTCCATTCCAAGCCAAGCATGTAATCAGTAAACTTTAGATTGTCTTTCCAGCCTTCTTTGGCTTCCTCCATATGCTTAATAGCAAGTCTGTGATTTATTTCATCATCATCGAATATACCTTGCTCGTGCATCTGTTGAGTCATCAAACTTACAACTGGGTCATTGTTACTTTTCCAATCATTGAAGTGCCTTTCATAGATATCGTGATTGGTCATATCATCGGCCAAATCCCCATAGTTAGCGGTGTTTCTCAGAAACGCCGATGGACTGTATTCAGCATCTCCACTTTGTGAGTGTTTTCTGTGAAAGTGGTTAGTGATGTCAGCATGGTCACGACTAACACTTTGACCGGGGGTGTCGCCTACATAATAATTAGCCACATGGTCAGCCATGTTGTCGCCGTGTAAAGGAAACAGACTTGAACCAAAATAGTCAATGTCATGATGAGAATCGCTGTTAGGGTCACCCGGATTCATTTGGATGTTAGCCCCAGTAAAAGGTTGGCCCGGCTCAGGTGTGACGACTCTCGAAGGTTGTAAAGAGGGGTTCTGTGCTATTTCACTACCAGACATAAACTGTTCTTGGAACCAATCATGATTGTCTTTGAGGATGATATCTGCCATCTTGAGCAGTGTATCGTCTTGATTGTTTAAATCATAACCGTGTCTTTGTAAGTTAAGACTAGCAAAGTAGTATTCGGCAGCAGCGTCTGCTTTGCCTATGCCGTCGTAAATAGATTCTATGAAAGTAAACTTAGCCCTGTCAAAGGTATCGTAATGACCTTCTCTCATCCATACCACCAGCCGTTCAATTCAGACGGCTGGATAGTCGGTCAATAGACTTCTTCAATTCTGTTAAGGTTGGACCGTCGCCACCTTTGAAGTTTTCAAGAGCGCCTGTTGTACTGAAAGCAGTTGGATAGTAAGGTGATGTGCGTGTCAAGACATCGCTGTTTTCCATAGTTGCACCTTTGTTAGCAACATCTTCTACCCCGTCAAGTAGTACATTGTTTGTGTTGTAGAAAGCATTAGGTACACCAGACGGCTGTGCCTCGAATCGAGCATAGCCTTCTTTTGAGCCTTCTTTTTGCCCAGAATAATTCGGCTCTGCTTTAGCAATACGCTCTTCTAACTTCTTTGCCTCTTTTAGCAATCTGTCAACTTCTGGCTCTCTAGGTTCAAATCTAGGTCTCATCTTAATCCATTCCTAATTCATTTCCAATTGCACCTTCTGACTTTGCTTGGTCAGCCAGTGCGTGTATATCTGCCCAATCCATGCTGTGGAAGTCAGCGTTGGTTTTGGGTATGCTCAAAGGCTCTCCGTTGTCTCCTTTTAGAAGTACATCGTCAGCATCTCCTCTAAAGGTGTCAGGCATGACATCCTCTGGCATACGATTTCTAGCAGATACAAATCCAGCCTTTCTCAAAAGACTTGCAGGATTAGTAAGTGCTTTCTTCAATTCTGCGTTTTCTGCTTTTAACATCTGCAAACCTGCATCCATGCTTTCCATCTTAGTGATGAGAGCACCCATGAGTTTCTCAGCAACATTCTCCCCCTCGTCGCTCATTTACTCACCTCAAAGTGTACGGTTTGATAGTCTACGGTTGATATTTCCAAAGCGAGAAGTTCTGATTGTTCCCGGCAAAACACTTGCTTCTGCCTTGTGAACAGTCTCGACTTCTGACATTTTCATAATAGGTACTCCACCAGCGTAGATGTCATTGACTCCTTGAATAGAATCGTCTTGCTTCATTACAGCAGACTCAACATCACTGCTTAGGTAATCTGCATATTTCACAATTTCATTGATGTGATTTCTTGCGGAAAAGCCATCATTCTCGTCTAATGCTTTGTAAAATGCGTCTACATGAGTACGCATTTTTCTAGCCATTGGGTCCAATTTTCTCAGGTCCATGCTCATCTCCACTACCTTCCTTGACTTTAAACTTCCTAAGCCCCTCTAGGATTACGGGCATTGACTATGCTTTGGCTCGCCTGCTGAACTCCGCTAGGCTGAGGACCTCTTTGTTGAACGCTTGACATAGGTGCACCCGCACCCATACTAGTTCTGTTTTGAGGGCTTGCAGGACCTCTGTTTCTCAAACCTGCGCCTTCTCCACCGGGTTGCCCCATACCCATCTGTGCCTGTCTGCCAAGCATAGCCGCCCCCTGTGGGCTAATGTTTCGACTTGGCAAAGCACCCGGTGTACCCATGCCACCGCCCATCTGCATACCTCCCATTGGCATTCCGCCCGGAGGCATTCCGCCCGGAGGTGGTGGTTGTTGAGCAGGGTCATTCGGGTCTGGTTGCTTGTAAATGAATCGAATGTCACGGTTAGCATCTTCCTTGAGTTCAGGCTTGTAACCCATCATCATCATTCTTTGTGCAATGTTAACTTCCATTTCGTCACGGCGTAGTCGAGTAACTTCATCCTCTTCTTCATTCGGATATAGTGTAAGTTGCCAATCACTAACATCCATTTGTTCTACTAGCATTGGGAATAGATGGTCAGTGTATACCTTGTGACCAAATTCAACCGCCCTGTTAGTTACCAATATCTGCATACCTTCGTTATTCAGTCCACCAGATTTACCAGTGTCCATCATGAATACATTAGATACACCGTAGAAAGCAGCAATTCTTTGTCGCATCTCATCTCTGGCTGCAATATACTGCATCTCTTCAAGGCTATCCATTAATTTAACCCAATTTATACCGCCACGACCACTACCAGACTCAATACCAATCTTAGGTATATAGTGCGGGTCACGCTCTAACTTTTCGTCGGTTGCTTTGAAAAACGACTTCATAGATTCGAGGTTGTCAGTAGTAACGCTCAATATACCTCTTGGTATTCTACGCTTTGAATAAGCAGTGTACATGTAGTTATCCATCGCTGTCAAAGTCATAGCCTGTCGCCAAAGAGTAGATACAGGGCTTCGACCATACAATTTACTAGGATTGTATTTACTTACATGTATGACTTCTCCCTTAAGATAGTACTGTGTTTTACCAGAACCTGCTGTATTGACATGATGCACATCTTCTAATTCATGCCCGCATACGCTACAACTTTTTTCTTCGCCAGAGTACGACTTCACTTCGTCACGATGGATAGGGCATACTTTGAAGCGACCACCTCTTACTCCACGCTTATCAGCAATAATTCGCATAAAGATAGGGTCGCCTCTGACAATCTCTTTGATTCTATAGAAAGCCAACTCATTTGTTTCCGGGTCCATGTAATACTCTTTGATAAGTATCAAAAACCCATCATCAGTGATATTCAAATCGTACTCTATCTCTCTAAGTACATCCATGAAAGACTGTTCCATAGAGTTCCTTTGGTCTAGTAACCATCTTGGATAAACAAGTTGCTCTGGGTCTGGTCCGACTAACTCAGTATCACCGCAATCTTTGCACTCTTTAACATCGTGTTGAAACTCAGCGTCACAAGATGTGCACTTTTTATGGAATTTCTTTTCCCAATAGTAGCCTCTGCGGAATATCTCTTGCTGCAAAGTGGACAAGACTGTTCTTAGTATCAGATTCTCATTAGCCACTGCATAAAGCGCTGGTATAGTAATACCCTGTGCTAATACAGGCTCTTGAATTCCTGTAGTCCAAAGCGGCATCTGCGGCGCTGGAGTACTCCTTCTTCTAAACGGGTTAGCCAATGATTCTAAAAATCTACCAATTCTACCTTTTTCTTCTGCCATCACAATCCCTCCGCCCAACTTATGACCGTATCTCTGTCTACTCCCCACTCTCGGAGAGACTCCTCACCTTTTGATGTTCCGTCTCTGTTGGAGAACTGAACAAATCGCTTTAATTCAGTTTTTCTTACAGGGTCTTTTTCACCTATGAAAGCCATGACAGCCTTTGCCTGCCTTTCTTTCATCTGCAAATGTGGAGTAATTTTGTTCAGTAATTTAGTCAAATCATCTTTGGAGTAGAAACTAACACGGTGCTGGCTCCGTTGACCGTCGTTGTACACTTTTTGGTCAACCTGTAACACACCAGCGCCTATGTTCTTGTACAATTGTTCACAATGTAATTTACCTCTGTCACCAGTGGCAATAAAACCAGCCCTTGGCTCACCTCTTTCTGTAATGGTAATGTAGCCGTCAGCGTCGAGAAAACCTGCTGCATAAGCCCAAGGGTCCTTGATTATGAGACCTTCTTTAGACAAACACATGTATTCGCCTTTTCGATGAGCCTTGACGATGTTTATCTCTTCACCATACATGTTGAGTAGTTTGGATAGTCTGTTAGAATTAAGTCGAGGTACGCCTTTTTCGATAAGGTTCTCAGTGATTGCTCTGGCTGACATAGAGCCGTGATTTGTGATTTCTTCCTTTGCTAATCTCATCCATTTCTGTTGTTCTTTGGAAAGGTTGTCGATTTGATGTAATGCATTCTTCCACATCTTACGAGCATCTTGTTTCATTTCCATAGCGTTGACCCAAGCAAACTTTTCTTCCTCGCCCCAAACATCTTCAAACTCATCTAACTTAGCCAAAGCATCTTCTGCCGCCGCCCAAGAGTTACAGGCTCTTACTAAACTACTCTTACGAGTTTCGCCAAACAACCTTAGTGACTTCAAATCTTTTTCACTCACACCCAACTTTCTGATATCTTCTTCGTATTCAGAGCCCCAGCCAAGTTGTTTGATGGTCGCATCTACCTCCATGCTCTTGATTTTACGAACATTATCTATGATATCATCTATCTCTTCACGGTGTTCTTTGAATACTCTTCGGGCTTTTCTGAGTTCTTTGACAATCTCAGATGCGCTTTTACCAAGTCTGTCCTCAAACCAACCTTCACCAGTAATACAAAATGGTGCATATACAGTTTCAGGTACATTTTCTGTAGTAAACACTACGGTCTGTGATGCAATTGACTTAGCAATGCTGTCATCGACATGAGGATGAGTAGTAAGACTTGATGCAATGATGTTCAAAGTTTCGTGACCCATGTCAACAGATTTAGTAAAGTTTCCAATTCCCAGACTCGGCCACATAATTATCTCCACTTTTTGGTATAATATAATTCTTTATCAGATTGTGAACCAACTAGCCCTCGCTCCTCTGTTGGGCGACACATCACCGAACCACTCATCGAAGCCTTCAAGATAATCATCGAGTGCAATGATAGAGCCTCTGAACTCTTTGGTAGCCCAGTTAGCCAAAGCCAGACTCATAGCCAAGTCATCGTGACTACCTACAGATTCTAGTCTACCATTCTTCTGCATACCAAATCTACTGAGTTGTGTTTCGAGAATGCGAGTGAACTCCTTGCTCTTTTCATCACCCCAAGGTGTTTTGATTTGACCTTGTTCAAAAGCCATCAGTAAAGACATGAACATACTTTCTTTCTTTTGTCTGGTAGTCATAAATGTCTTGATTGGTATATCACCTCGCATATCCTGCAATTCAGCCGCAAACATACGCTGAAAGTTATTACCTTCAAGTTCAATTAGGTCAGGTTGAAATCTATTGTTGAGTAATATGACTTGTCTCTTTTGTGCAGCACCACTCAATCCTTTCTGATTAAGTACATGCACTAATTGCTTTTCTTCACTACCCGGCAACACCCTAAGTACACTCATAGCAGTGTAGTCAGCATTAGAGTCAGATGCAATCGCTGGGTCCCAGCCTACAAAGTGCTGACCAAATACTCCAGCAGATTGTCCATTCTCATCGAACTCTTCTTCTGCTTTATCAAGCAATACCAAGTTTTTGTCTCTGGCTTTCTCTAGCAAAGTCATCGGGAACATACTTGACATATCGTGGATAGGTTCACACAAATACTCACGAGCGAACTTAATCGCTGGCATAGAATCTTCTCGTACTTTCAAAGCATCAAGTGGCCATCGAGTAGGCCAAAGCGGTTCGCCATTAGGTAAGATAGCCGGATAGGTTTCGACTCTGAATGCTTTTTTATCTTCTAACTCAGCGTACAAATCGTTGTAACTAAACGGTGTACCGACCATCATCAATCTACCTGTGTGGTGCAGAACAGGAAGTAAAACGGTATAGAACCAGTCGGCTGCTCTTTGTAACTCAGAACTGGTAGTACCCCAAAGAATATCGTCACATACTACTACATCAGGGTGGAAACCACGAGTAGCACCACCAACCGACTTAGCCATCATACGACTACCGTTGGTAAACTCGAAGTAAGATTTAGCCCAAGGCTTGCCTGTAGGTTTCAATCCTTTTAGAATGTCAGCGCTTTCTATGTTATTTCGGATAAACCGCATGTGTTCAAGTGTCTGCTCAAGACTGTGACTGAATATCATAATATGAGTATTAGGTTTGAAAGCGGCCAACCAAAGCGCATAAGACATAAAGAATACAGATTTACCGTGGTCACGGCTCGCTTTGACGCAGTATCTTCGGCTTTCATTGAGACCTTTCAACCAGTCTTCGTGATGGTCAGAGAACTCGAATTCAAGGATTTCAGTAAAGAAGTACTCGAATGACTTGCGGGACATTTCCACATCCATGTCCCTGACCAGTTCATCGATACCCTCCACATCTCATCACTCCGGTCTATCAAATATACTTCTTTGGCCTGACGGTCTGACTCTTACCGTCGTAGAAGGCTGAGGAGGGTTCTCCTCTTCATCTTGTTCAGATGGTCGCATACTAGCCAACCGTTCTTGTAATATCTTATCATTTGCACTAGTTGATTGGTCTTCAATATCAACTATTTCAGCATAAGCACTCGCATCCTCTGCCCCTTTGGAAGGAGGAAGGAACTTTTGTGGAGTTGGTAATTGTGCCATTTCCTGCATCCTTTGGTCTACCGAGTCACCCTGATTGGGGTTTACTACAGCAAAATCTTGACCTTGACTAGGTGCTTGTTGCTCTTGCATAACATTTATTCTTTCACCAAATTGAGTCATAAACTCGCCTGCTCTAGCAGGGTCCATACCCGTTCCACTAACGAACTGTCTCATCATGTCAGCATAGTTTCTATCTTCTTCCCCTCTTTCTGAACCGAAAGTTCTGGCGTATGCTGTGCTAGCCGCATCTGCTTCTCTTTGCCTCTGCTTATCCTCGGCTTCCCTTACAGCAACTCCTCTTAGATACGCTCTTCTTTGGTCAGCGATTGGTTTATCTCTAAAGCCAGAAGCACCAAATTCTTCTTTATGTGCAGCAGCAAGCCTTGCGTTTTCTGCTCTTTCTGCTTCCTTCATGTCAGCCCTCGCCTGTCCTCTTCTACCAACGAATTTACGACCAAGAGCACTACCTAACTGAGAACCTGTGGCTCCTCCAGAAACCATAGCATTAGCCATTCCTCCAAGACTTCTGTGCGAACCAGTAAGTGCACCGGCTACTCCTACAAGACCACCAAATGCACCACCTGCTCGCTCTCTCAAAGTCTTACCACGAGGACCGCCACCGCCGCCACCGCCGCCTAACATCATTACAGGTCCACCTCCACTAACAGGATATACTGCTCTGACAGCCTTCTTAACTAAGACTTGGTTGTTTGATTTCTTAACTAACACCTTGTTCAATCAAACACCCCCAAAAGCAATCTTAACAGCCTTTACTACATCAGGTTTTACATTCCATTGGTCAGCAACCTTGTGCCAGTCGCCTGTACTTTGATACAGGCCATGAACATCTACGCTGGTAATACCTAGACTCTTAGCAACTCTTTGGACATCCCAGAATGAATTAATTGATACCTTGTCAGAGGGGAGTAGTTTTCTTACAGAATCGTCTTGCATAGCATCAAGAGCCTGTACTCGTTCCATCTTTCTCAAAATATCATCGAGCCCTGTGAGAACATCATTAGAAGTGGTAATCAGTTCACCTGTAAATGGGTCAAACATAGTTTGTCGACTCACTCTACCCTCTCCCACTGGTTGAGTCATGCCGGGGTATTGTTGAATAAATCTACTCTCAATTGGACTAGCAGGTCTTTGTCTTAGTCCGGGCGCAACTGCTACAGGGGGAGCAGGTGGCGGAAGCGGGGCAGGTGCCTCCGGTTGCCTAGCAACAGAAGCCAAAGGAGGCGCTGTTGGCTGAGGCTGAACAGGAGGTGTCAAAGCAGGCCCTTCTTCTCTTGATTGATTAGTAGGGGCCATTTCTGTAGGCATCAGTACTCTGCGCTCAAAGTGTTCTGGAATACCAGCCTCGTGAGGCATATCTTCACCAAAGTGAGGAGGTAAACCTGTAGTAGCAGTTCGTGTAAGGTCTGTCTGTATATCTTGTAATTCAAACGGGTCATGTCCTGTGTAATCTAACATCTGTTGTAACACAGATTCAAGTTTTTCTCTGAGTCCTTCTTTTGGTTTCGATTTATCAGAAGTGGTAACTTTTGCATTTCTGAATTGTTTAACTGCCTCTAGCATAGCCTGCTCTTTATCCATACCTTGATTCATAAGTTGATGAGCAATATGCGACAAATGTCCAACAATTACTTTACCAGCATGATTAGACCTTTTGTGAAACTTATTTTCAATTTCAAATTGACCGATTCCTTGCTGGTTTATGTGGTGGTTTAACTCATCATCATTGTAGTCTGTATGAGACCCTGCTATGTTAGCAGTATTATGAATTATATTTTTGAAATAACCACCAGCCTGCTTTGAATCTAACTTAGTAACTTCTTGAAACAAGCCAGACATGATAGCACTATTACGCATATCATACAAATCCTCATCAGAATAAGGACTTACATCTACGCCTTTGCTTTCAAGCGCTTGTTTAAACTCAGCAATCTTAGCAGCCTTGGCTTCTGGGCCTGATTTTTTACCCCTACCCCCTCTTGGTCCACTAGTTTCGTAAGCGGCATCTGGAAGAATATTATAAAGTGAGTGTAAGAAAACTTCTGGATGGCTTTGTTGACTAGCCAACGCTTCTCTTGTAGCCTCATCTCTAAGTCCAATTGGTATATTACCTGTTCTCAAAGCGTGTGTCAATTCATTTTTATCCCAAGCACCTACATTTTTAGAGAGTATACGAGGCTTTAGTCTGTTATACTTTACATAATTTAAACTATTAATATTTTCAGGAGTATCTAGCCCTATTCCGTTTAGCACTTCTCCTAGTTCCCTGTTCATGTGAAACATACCCCCGTCTAACCATTTACCCTTCATTGAAAGCGGATGGTCGATGTTAGCCCTATTGAAAGAATAAGTCATCAAAGGAGTCGGGCCGCCCTCGAACAAAGGGTCAGCCCCTCTAACACTTCTCATGTGAGCAGGGTCAGTATGGTCATACAAGTCACCAGCGAATACTTTTCTCCACAATGGGCTGTCTACATCAGGTAATTTGTGCTGACTGTCATCTGGATGAGCGTTGTTGTATCTGACAATGGCCGCTTGAACTATACGCTTTGCACTATCCATGTCTACTCCTTTGTCACCATATCTCGATACCAAGTCATTCAACACATAATCAATCGGATGCTGACCACCATCTAACTTCTCACCAGTTTCAGGGTGATGGTCCCAAGGAGTATGGTCAGGTGACAAGTCTTTGGTTAGGCTTTCTTCTGGTGGGTAGCCGGGATGCGGTAGACCACCGGGTGGCGCACCGGGCCCAGTGTAATGCAAGTAAGCAGCCTTGTTGATAATCGGATTAAGCACTGATGAAAAATCAGCCCAAGTAAAAACCTGTATTTGTTTTATCAGATAAGATTTAGCGGGCTGGTGAACTCTAAACATCAGCCCACTCTCCCACTACCTCTGGCTGCAAACATAGTGGAAGGCGCTCCCCAGTTCTTAGGGTCGTTCTCCATATCTTCGGTAGCCCCTTCTGGTCGAGTTGTGCTATCTTGTCCTTCTCTATGTCCTACTTCTCTGTTCTTACCGTGACCGCCTTGACTGGCAGCCTTGAGTCTACGCTCTTGTCTTTCAGCAGCATCTTTGAGTTGACGAAGCAACCTTCTAATCTGAGCGAACTGCATGTAATCTTTTTTCTTCTTAATTTCTTCAAGTTCTGATTTGATGAGTTGTAGTTCTGATTTAGCCAAAGCCTGCCCTTTAAGTCGAGGCGCTCTAGGTTCTCTGATTGGTAGTCCTGCACTTGCAGCCATACTTGGTGACTTTGGATTGTAAGCGCTCTCTGCACCCATAGCGTGTCCAGCAGGCATGACAGGAACATTACCCATCAACTTACGGCGCTGCATTGTACCCATCTGTTGGTCGTAACCTCTTGGGAAAAGCCTGAGTGGTTGCTTGGTTTCAATACCTAAGTGACTTCTGTGTACTGCCAAAGGTGATTTATCAAGCCCACGCTTTTTTGCAGGTTTCAAAAATCGAGAATGTAATTTACTTCGACGACTAGTGGCAGTGCTTATATCCGCACCACCGGGTTGAATTTCATACTGAGGTTGCTTCCAAGATTGGTCTTTAGAACCACCCATATCATCCAACCTGCTCTTCATCAAAGTAGACCAAGCATCTTCTATTGGCGAGGCTTTTCCAAACGAACTATATTGGGGTAAACTTGGAAGTCCCATCATTTGAAGCATAGCAATTCTGTTTCTTTCAGCATTAGCAACATCTAATTGTTCGGGCGATAATGTGTCTTCTCCAAAACCAAACATCGCTCCCGGTTCAGCCGCCCTTTGCGCTAAATGTTCTCGGACACTTTGATTCAGGCCGCCCGGCTCTCTAGTGGGGTCAAGAACTTCGTTGGTCAATTCTTCCATTGTAACGCCCGGTGTTTCTATACCTGCCATAATTTGAGCCATCAACGCTTTTTTATTAGGATGGTCATCAGGCATATTTTCTTTGATGTTTCCAAATAGTCCAAGAAGCGGTGCAAGTGAAGGGTCTTCTGCATGAGCAAGTGCTTCGTGAGCGTCAATAGTCGCTATCCTTCGTGCGAGTTCATCAACATCTTCTGTTTTAAAATAAGCATCTTTGGGTGCCGCACGACCCGGATTGCGGGATGCTAGATTAATAGTAGGGTCGGCCTGTGGTTCAAATGCTCCAAAAGTTAATCCTATCGCTTTGTCGTAATCAGGTTGTTCGGGGTAGCCCAAAGTTAGTCTTGATTGCTGTCCTGTAAAATCTGGTGAGCGAGTTCGTTGGAGGTCAAATGGATTGTATTCTTCTTGCTTCATTAAACTAGACCAAGCATGTGCCATCGGCTCACCTGTAGCAAGCATACCACCCGGTGCTGGCATAGTACCAGTCGCTGCACCAAGGCTAAGATTACCCATGTCGGGCATCCCTGTCATAGCACCAAACTGTTGACCTTCATTGAATTGGTCGTCCATCATCGGTTCTTCTTCTTCCTCTTCCGGCATCATCGGAGGCATTTCTGGTTCAGGCTTTGGGATTGATATCTTGAGATGAGGTAAGTCATCGGTCTTTTCTTCTGCTTCTTTTTGAGATTGTTTCTGGTCTCGAAGTTTATCCATTTCCTTCGGGTCACCAACACCATACTTGTAATCATCATCATCTTTGGTGTAACCAAGATTAGATTCGCTTCGAGGACTGTACATCCTAGTGTCTGAACCTGTCATTGGCATACTTTTCACCTCACAATAAATCCATTATGTCTTGTTCTAAATCATCAGAGTTAAGAAGATTCTTTTTGATTCTCTTCCAAGTATCAGGACTCTCCTTACTTAACTCCACCTTGAGCACATTGATAGTGTTGTTGGCGATGTTCTGTGTAGGCTCTGCCCATTTTTCTTGGTAAGTCGTCAAATCTTTCAAAGTCTCTCTTACTTCTTTGTGTAACTTTACCATATCAGATATAACTCCATCATCGTGAACACTGCTCTCTGCCATAAACTGTGCCAGTTTACCGTTTAGCCCTTGTACATTGTTACGAAGTATGTCAACTTCTTGACCAACATTGATGGCTACTACAGCAGTAGCACCTCTTTTTACTAAAGGTTGGAAATGATGCTTCATATGTCTGTAGACCAATTGTTCACTGCAATCTAATTCAGTAGCAATATCTTCTGTAGTCCTGTCACCCTCAAAGTAAGCGACTTCTAACTCGCCTCTATCATCACTAGTGCAAACTACACAAGAATGATTTGCCCCTTCATGATAACTACCAGCGTGATTCTTCATATGTCGCTCAGCAGTATTGGCTCTCCAGCCCATATCTTTGTCTAAGATTCGTGGCTCTGCAATCCCGTCAACTATGTTTTGTTCAAGCATATCACGGTCTTCGTGCTGACAGAAAGGACAGGACCGTTTAGTCTGACGCTCACCCGCCATATATGGCCCATAGCATTTACACGGATAACCCTTTTGAACAAGAAGCCCCAAGCAAGGTGCATGAAACTGCCTAGAATACGACCCAAAATTATGGGCGTACCCGTTTCTATAGAAACTGCTAGAAGTTTAGCAAAGGCTGGTAGAGACATAGCAATGAGAAGGTATGTTCCAGATGATGTAAAAAGAAGCAGAATGGAACACTGTATGATATGTCCAAGTTGGGAACACAGTAGTAACAGGTGCTTAGAGTGCGGTTGTCAAATGAGAGTAAAAACTAGCCTTACATCAAGCGAATGTCCACTTGGTAAATGGGGTAGACTAGTGATACTAGATGCTGGAGATTCTGCTGTAGATGCCACCGAGCATAAAGAAAGCGCCGAACAAACCAGCCACTAAGTAAGCCATAGTGTCACTACTTAGATTATCAGCACCAGTGACTAATATAAGTCCAAGAGTAACTATAATTGCTAGTAACTGAACCATAACCATGTCGATGATGACGCTCTTGACTGGTGAAAAAATACTCATAGCCGAACTTGAAAAATTGTAAAGTGGATTATTGTCTATCATTATCTCATCCCCATCATTCTACCCATGAAACTACCCGCAGCAGTACCTGCTCTGTTCATGAATCCCTCGTCTTGTAAAGCAGCGTTCAAAGCACCTCCCATCATAGACTGCTGTGCCATTGCTGCAATCTGCTGTTGTTGCATCTCAGCATTCTGTATATTTTGTTGGCTTGTCATTTTGAGGGCATTGAATTGGTTAGACACATTCTCTCCACTCATAGTCTGTAGATTCTGAGGTAGACTTGTCACATCCATCTGCATAGTGCCGCCATCTTCATCAATAGTAAACTTAGCAGACTTGAGTATTTCTAATACCGAAAAACTAACTAGGTCATTAAGTAACTGTAAAAGAGTTTGCATCTGTGCACCTACAATAAATCGGTCAGCGGGAGCAAGGCTCTTCATCAAAGCCAGTAGTATATCAGTTTCACTAGGTGGCATCATGGGTTGACCCATCATACCTTGTTGCATACCAGCGCCACCCATCATACCTGACATAAAGGGATTTTGAGCAGCCTGTTGCATCATTCCGCCTTGTGGAGCAAACGGGTTTTGAGTCTGACCCTGTACAGGCATTTGTCCCGGCTGACCTACGCCTAAGTTTAGTGTTCCGCTGCTTTGCTGATTATTTCCGAATAGTCCCATTATATCACCTATTGTTGAGGGAGGCTCATCTGTTCTGATTGTTCCAAGGTGTTTTGATTGATAACACCATTGGTCGTGTTATTTACTGCCATGCCAAGTGTGCCTCCAGCACTTGGTGCAACATTTTGAGTAATTCCTAAATTAGCAATCGCATCACTGAGTTGGGGGTTGGTTGCTAATATCTCTTTTTGGAACAGTCTCAAATCGAAATATATAGCAGTAATGTCGTTGATTCCAGTTTCTGGATTTTTATAATGTATCAGGCTGATACCGGACTGTGTCTTAGAATCTTTTTCTAATTCCATAAAGAAAGGCTCATACTTTTTTAGGAACTCTGGAGTGTTGTCTTTCTTTTTGACTATAGAAATTGGTACTGCTACTGTAGACACTCCCTTTTTCATCATTTCTTTAAGTCCAGTTCTAGTTTTGTTATGGTCCTTATCTGCCTCTAATTCCCACTTACACAGTAGATGATACAAGTGAAGATGCTCAGGGCAGTATGTACCCTTCATTTTTCTACCATTGGTGACTTGCTCTCTAGCAACAAATGGTTCTGGGGTCTGCGTTACTGGGTTTCTCCAATATAAATCCCACAAACTTTGACCGCTTTCTTCATCGGTAATCTTAGCATACAAATTGTCGTATTTGATGAGTTCTTCGCAATTACATCCATCAACTACGCACAAGTTACTTTGTCTATTGTATCGGTATTTACGACCCCATATCCATCTGACAGGGTTATACCAAGCCCGCTTTGTTGGTGTTAATAACTTCCTAGCCTGCTTGATGTCTTGCTTTCTTGCTTTTCTTGGGTCAGGGTTCCTGCTTGGATAAAAGTTAACTTTCGGTACTTCGATATTCTGCTTAACTGCGACTTCTTTCATACCTTGTTGAGCAGCCTGCATCTCAAGTAACTGCTCATGACTAGCATTACCTTGTTGCCCTAAAGCAGCCAAATGAGCCTGACTCATATTCGCTAAGTTCGCATCGCCTTGTGGCACTCTTCCATATCCTCCAAATCCCCAATTGTTCATCTTACCACCTAACTAAGTAAATCTAACATCGTATTTTCTACATTCCAACCTATTTTTGTTGCCATCATACCACGCTTTGTAGGTACTCCGGCCTTTTGAAGTCTAACTAAATCCTCTCTAAAGGGGTCGAATATCCTATGTTCACCCAATCTTTGCTGCTGCCAAAGGACATTTGCTTGGTCATCCCACCATTGGTCAGCCTTATTTGCGACCAACATTATCAATTTAGGTGCGTATTTTTTACCTTTGAACCAAGCCTTAAATTTACGATAGCGATATTGTCTGTGCAATATTGCATCTACAAGATATTTGAATCCACCAACAGCCTGCACAGCCTCGTCACCACCCTTGCTACTGCGATGGTCAAATAAAAATACCACTGCTTCCACCTGTCGATTAACCATATCATCTACCCACAAGTTCCAAAAACGCTCTTCACCGCCAATATCAGAAGAATAAACTACTCTTGTATCACCTTTGTAGGTGACACGCTTCCTACTTGGTCTAGGTAATAAGAAGCGATTGATACCGGGTACTTTGAAATGCTTAGTTCTGTCTGCTAAAGGTATCTCTTCCATCTCTCCCGGCGTAGTCATATACCTATCCAGTGTAGTTTTACCTACCGTAGTAGGTCCATACACGCCGACCTTCCTTGGTTTCCAGTAATGCCACAACTCTTTAGCAAATACTACACCACCAACAAGAGCAGAACCACCTAGTGCCGACATAATAATACCTCAATCAAATATAGAATTAGACCAACTCTGTAACTTTTCTTTCAACCAATTACCACTGGACTCCCATAGGTTCCAATCGGTATAATATTCAAATGCGCTGATGGTAAAGGCTGTTGTCGTAGAAAAAATAACTACCTTAACCCAGCCCATACCTCTTTCGTAGGCCACATCTACAGTATTTGCTATGTGCATACTCCTCAAAGTTTCCTCAACGGCATCGTCGCTGGGAGTCTTGAAGATACGACCCACTTAGGTTCACTCCTTTTTCTTAAATTTTCCATCAGAGCCTCTAACTCTACCAGATAATTCTTTCTTATCTTCTGAAAAATCAACACCCAGTGTCAGTGGATTTTTCGGTTTAGGAGTTTCTGGAACAAACTCAGCACTGCTATATTCGTTACCATACATTCTGGCCTCAATCCAAGGAGGCGTTTCGCCCGGATGTTCTTCCATCCATTTGAGTTCGTTCTCTAATTGGGCTTCTTGCATACGCATTTCCATGTCTTGTCGCCTACGGTCAAAACTAAATTCCATGCTTCGATATCGGTTTCTGCGCTCTCTTTCCTGCGCTGCCATTCTTGCTCTTTCATCCATACCTTGTTGAAAGAACATCTTAAACAAATAATACGCCAACCCCTGTACAGCAAACGCTGCCATTGCATAAGTGACACCATTTGTTGTCGGATTGTCTAAATCTATCCACAGTTCAGCGTCAAAAACGCCCACTGCTATACCTATACTGACTGCTTGAGTAAGTATAAGACCCATCAGTCTAATTTCTGCTTGGTCATGCTCACGATTGGTTTCCATACTGCCTTGCACTGATATCCCTCTCAACCAGTCCACCTTTGATATCATAAATAAAGTGATACTATAAAATTTTAAGTATAACTAAAATAAGAGGCGGGTCGGAGAATCGAGAGGGATTGACCCCCGACCCGTACATGGGAGTACGGATGATGTTTTCAAATTCACTCTTTCTTCTTCTCAGAGTCGAGTTTTTCCTTTTTACCGTCTTTTGACGGGCCGGGACCTGCTTTTGAGCCGATAACGATGACCATCCCATGGGCAGGTTTCTTTTTATCATCGGCTTTTTTCTTATCATCACCATCACATTCAGGACAGCCTTTACAGTCTTTTGGGCAGTCTGCTTTTAGTTCTGTACCACAATGCGCTTTGTGAAGCACATAAGCCGCTTCGCTCAACAATTCTTCTCCAATATTCTTTCTAAACATATTATCACCTTTTTGTACCCCAAGTCCACCGAATTCTTTTTGCCCTTCAAAGGCACTTCCCGCTTGAGGTTTGTATATCTCCCTCAAAGCATATGGGTCTGCATTTCCGCTGACTTGAGTTCCTTGTGTCGGGGCAGCACCTGCTGTTCCCATTTGTGATTGTGCGCCGAAACCTGTAGTCGGCGCTTGTGGTAATTTACTACCTGCATAAGCAGCCCCAAGTGCACCCAATGCATTTAGTGCTCCAGACTGCTCGGCTTGTCCAACTGCCTGTGCAATCCTACCGCCAGTCGCAGTGGTTGTTTGAATCGCCCTTGCAGGTACATCCCTTGCTCCTGCTTGGAAATCCTTTAAACGATTTGCTGCTCTTTGCCTAATACCTTTAGGCTGTGCCACCTTTGTGGCTCTAATTGATTTTGCTCCTGTAGTCAAAGGCTTTGTAGCGACTTTACCCATTATACCAAATGGATTAGCCGCTTGACCAAGACCCGTCACAGCCCCTGTCGCTCTTGCACCGAAGGAAGTCCCTAGGTCTTTCTCGGCAACAAGCCCACCAGTAAACGGGTCTTGTGCAACAGCCTCTCTCTTGATACCGGGGTCAAATCTACCACTTTCGTCGAAATACTGACCACCTGCTCCTACATATGCACCGTGTAACCCAAAAAGGATGGGAATTGCGAGTGGAGCAATCTTCTCAACCTTATCGTTAGAGTGTAACATATCCCATGCAGAATCAATCGCATAGGTACTCGACATGTATCTCGCCACCGCATCTGTCATGATAAGCCTGTCGCAGGAAGTGATAATTGTCAGCGGCCTCCATCAAAAGCGATAATGCCTCCGGGGTCGCTGATTTGTTGAGGTTTTCTTCCATCTTAACGACATTATCAATAGCGACTAAAGTCATGTGATAAAGTAGCGTGTCCCAAAAGTCTTCCACGGTCAATGCTACAGGCAGACGGCTCATTTACTTATCCTTTAAGTGTTCCCCTTTCCTTAAAGTGCCTAGCCCTATTAGCATGAGGGCTTTCTGCAACCAAAGTATGGTCCTTTGTATGACTCATATCAGGCCCTCCATGACCGTAAATACCCCTTCTTCTACGCTCACGATTCAATTCTTCACGATACTTAACACGCTCAGGAGTAGATTCGTACTTCTTATCATACTCTAACTTGTGACGCTTAGCCTCTGGACTTACTGCATCTTTCAACAAACGCCAAGCGATGTCCATTGGTTCGCTTGCGTATTTCATTTGGTCTTTTTCATCAAAACCATCTATCTTAGAATAAAGTTTGGCAGCAGTTTCTCCTATTCTTCTAGCCTTAGACCACAGATGTTCGGGATGCTCATGTTCATCCTCAAGAAAACTAAGTTCTTCTTGTGAACGCATGTGACTAGGTTTTTGTCTAATCATTTCACCAAACGCTTTGATAGCATGTTTTGCCTGTTCATATTCGTGGTCGAGCAATTGCTCATGCCCTTCGGTGAATAAATGTTGATACACACCACCATCCCAACCTTCTTCTTTCAAATAATCACTTGGTAAGTCTAATGCCGCCTGTGCGACTTCTTTTTGTCGTTCATTCATATCTTCAAATAAAGGCATAAAGTCAGTATCAAATTTATATCTAAGAAATTCATTATCAGGGCTGATTCCGTCATCATCATTAAAATAATCTCTTATATCTTCTTTCAACAAACGCCAAGCGATGTCCATTGGTGATTTAACAATTGTCGGCTTACCACCAACACCTTGTTTCTTGGCTCGCTTACGCTTAGTCGCTGCTCGCTTCTGCCCACTAGTCATCTCACCACTAGTCTTTGGAGTCTTACTCGATACTCTTACACTTGGTCTGCACTTTGGATAGCCTTTACTACCTTTCTTGGCTTTCGACCTGCCACAAGGAGGATGTTTACCATCTTTGCCTCGACGACTAACATCAACCCACTTTTCTTTAAACCACCTGTTTAAGTTCTTAACAATAAGAACATCGTGACAGGTGCACTCTGGCATCAATTAAACCCCCTTATTCTTCTCAATTCACGAGCGACTTCTTCGTCAGTGACAGGTTTGTTAGTTTTGCGACGGTATGAATAAGGTACTCTTGATTGAGCGCTTCTTATTGTAGTAAAAAGACTCTGTAATTCTTCGTCGCTCATTGGTGTATTAAAGTCCCTTGGCTCGTTACTAACAACGGGCGGTGCGTTAAGTTGTGCTTCAAGTGCTGCGGCTTGTTCTCTAAACCTACGAGCATCGCCGGGATTGCGAGAAAAGTCTGCTTGTGTATTGAGGTCAAGTACTTGTAAATCTGGCTGTGTTTCATAAATTTTAGTTCCGCCAAGAGAGGGGAAGCCGCCAAAAAAGGGACCGGGTTTTGCGCCACTAGGTCCGTAACCTAGTGTATTACCACGAGGTGTGTAAGTTTCTTTCATTTGTTCCATATTTTGAAAGTGTCGCATCTCCTCTTCTGGAGTGTTTTCGTAATCTGACATACTAGGTTGAAGAGCCTTAAGTACAGACCAAGCAGATTCAAACGGATTCATTCACTCACCTGCCCACGCATCACATACATGGTCTGCACGACAAGTAAAGTCATACCACTCACAATAACCAGTCATAGGGTCGTCAGTTTTTGATGAGTCCCACGCTTTACAGTTACCACACTTTTTGTCGCCAGTCGCCTTTCTATAGTTAGGAGCATCCTCTTTACCCTTGAGTAAAGCCCAAGCCCTCTCCATAGATGCGTGATTCATTTTTTCTTCCCCTTTTTACCTTTGAACTTACCTTTACAGTATTGCACAGCCCAACCGTTTGCATAGGCTGACGGATAAACTTTGAATTTACGCTTGGCTGCTGCTTTACCTTCGGGGCATAGTTTCTTTTCTAAAAAGTCCATAGCAGCCATGCTGCCCAAACAATGCCCGCAGTTACAATCAGTCATCCGTTAAAACCCCTTAAGAACAGACTAAGCGAAGTCAAATGCGGTCAAAGTATCACAGACCAGTAAATGGGTCATCTGTGTCTTCAGAGATTTTACCCTGTTCCTTGTTTCTCTCCATCTGTTGCCTTACCAAGTAACTCATAATATCTTCATCATCTTTTTGACGAAGTTGAGCCTGTTCTTCAGGAGTGGGGGGATTCTTCAGTTGAAACCGTGGTACAGTTTCTCTAACCTTTTCAGCCGCATCTCTGAGTCCCCTTTGATGCCTCGATTCTCGGTCAAATCTTTCTTTCATATCCGCAAAACGGCTTTTCAATATTCTCCATGCTTCATTAAATGCTGTCATTAACAATTCCACCTTTTTAGCGCCGCACCTTTCGGTGTCATTTTACCACCCTTACTGGTCGGACCTTTAACTCCACTCATACGAGCGCAGAAAGACTTACGACGCTTTGCTGCTTTACCACCCGGTTTTAGTTTACTGGGCTTTTTTGTGACTGGTCTTTTCAGATTTGCACCTGTTTTACGCTTGGCCGCAGCACGACCTTTTGCGCTCAAGCCTCCGGTCCGAGAGTGCTTGTTTTTATTATAGCCATGAAAAGGCTTAGACTTAGCCTTGAGAAACTCAAAACTAACCTCGGCAGGAGTGCAACAGTCACAAAAATTGAACTCCACCATGTGCAGGCTAAGTGGTTTTAGAATAAAAGATATTCGTTATATGGGCACGAGTCTATCTCTAGGTATGCCACCTGCTCTAACATGGGTCAACATGTCATCTCCACCAAATCCAGATTCAACTTGAGTAGCAGGCTCATCTAAATCAGCGGCTCTGACCCCTACGATACCAGTACTTTCTTTAGGAATACCTAACTGCTGGGCTCTACGCTGTAAGAATTGCTCTACTGCTTCTCTATTTGGACTAGTATAAGTGACTTTTTCAGGAATATTTTGCCTCATCTCTACAGGATAATGTTTCTTACTACGCTTTTTTGCAGGCGGGTCTATACCTGTTCGCATAACTCCGGGCATGTCCATAGTACCATGATATTCAGTTACAGGTCCATAAGAAGAGGGGAAGTCAGGGTGAAACTCACCGAGTTCTGTTTGGCGTTTCAGCAAAATCCACCAATCATCCTTGATATGGCTATCGCTCATGCATACGCTACGCTAATCTAAATAAAAAAGGTGGCGGCTACCAGAAAAGAAACACACACAAGAGGTAGGAATGAGATTGTTACTAAAAGAAAACAGTAGCCGCCAAACCTGCGTTGAAAAACTGATATAAATAACTTACTTCATTGTTTTGTCACATTTTATACAAAACCAAGCAAATCCTTTGAAAGCATTATCTTTTTTGATATACAGTCGCTTAGTCGGATGGTGGTTGCAATATTTGCACTTCGGACTAGGTCGCTTGCCCTTAGTCTGTTTTATCATTTTTCAAACTCTCCATAGCATTATATCTCAGAACTCTGACCATCGATGATAAGTCATTGATTTCAGATTGCGCTGTTTCTAACCGCTTAGCCAAAGTGTAAGTCGCTAAGCATAATCCGAGTAAGCACAAACCTACTACGAGGTCCCAGAACATGGTTATGGGTTAGTGATACCATACTTGAACTTTGGTGTCACTTAAAGCCTAACTCTATTCTTATTTGCTTGTCTGTCAGCGATTGCTCTTTCTGTTGTTGCTCTTAATCTGTCAGCAACTGCTCTCTTTTCATCAGCAGTCACTGGCGCTGCGTCTAGTTTGTCGTAGTATTCTTGTAAGATTTGTGGGTCTACGCCTAAAACAGGGTTACCCATTTCGTCTACTTCACCTGTCGGTACCATAGCCTGTCGACCCATTTCTTCAATGTCCACAGGTGTAACACCTGTCATCGACATCGCACCGCTGGGAGTAAACATAAGATTACCTTCTTTGTCAACATTCTGTGCTAAGAATTGACCAGTACTTGGTCTATAGACTGGTCTGTCACCTTGGTATTCGTCAGCGCCCTGCCTACTTGCTTTTGGATTAAATGTCGGAGGCTCAGGATTTTCTGTAATCTCTTGCATAATTCTTGAAGCCATCTCAGGGCCATACATATCAGTGAACAAGTCCTCTTGGTTTTCCAACTGTTCCATGCGAGCGTCGTAAGCGACACTACCCGGCTTGAGTGTTTCTTTGAATTTCTTTGGCTGGGCAATCATACTGACCTTTTCTGGCGGAGTATAATCTGCTCCCATTTGAGCAGCGACATCTGCTAATACATCACTGGTCTTTTCAGCCTGAGTTTTGAACTCACGCTTGTCTGGATTTCTATCGAGTGCTGCGTAACTTCTTCGTTTGAAACCTTTGCCACTTCTTGGCATGGTCACGATACCTTCTACATTTCCTCGCTTGACTCTTATCTTATTACGCACACCAAGTTCGCCAGTTTCTGGGTCAATCACATTTTGCTTCTGACTCGGTGTCCTACTTGAAGTATCTAGTCTAAGACCTCGTTGACCTGTGCCACCAAGCATCCTTTTTGCAGCATCCTCAAGACTATTACCCCCACCTGCTGCTCTTCTCTCACCCGGACTTTGGAAGCCTTCTGCTAATCGTGTTGTACCCAGTGCCCTAGGCTTACCCGTATCTGGGTCAGCAACAGTTGTATCAGCAAGCATGGCCTGCGCTTGACGCTGTGCTATCAGTTCATCTGACAATCCTTCCTCCCGCATTCTTGCTGCTTCGGCTTGCTGTTGTTCTCTTGTGAGTTGCGGCACATCACTTGGAAGCACTCTTTCTACGCCCTTTCTGCCGCCTGCCGTAAAAAATACATTAGGGTTAACCGTCATACCACCAGAGTAGTCTTCACCCATTCCCATGAGTTGTTCTTCTGGTCGGGCTTTCAAAAGGCTCCATGCTTGCTCGAATGCTGTCATTGTTGTTCACCTGTGTGCATCATGTTTGGCCGGGTTCGCCTTCAAGAATGTCCAAGCCTCGTCAAAAGCCCCCGCCATAGTCGGGCTAGAGCAAACTAAGATAAAAGAACATTGGTAAGCGCACGAGCAATACGAGCAGCATCAGCGAGGTCTCCTTCCTGCAATCCACAATCGAAACCCCATGCGTTTAGATGGCGCACCAAGGTCTGGGTACTCAAGTTAGCCCCACTACCCTCAGCAAACGGACAACCACCTAGACCGTTGATGCTGCTGTCAAATTCTTTGATGCCACTAAGTAAGCCACTTCTTACTAAGGACACTGCTCTGGATTCGTCACCTTTGTGATGCAAATGAAGGGCTGGTACAAGGCCTTCGTCGAGTGCCATCTCAGCCCAAAGCGCAATCTCTTGATGACTCGCTACACCAATGGTGTCAGACAAAACCACAGTATCACCGAACATCTTAGCATCTCGTAAACAAGAAAGCATAGTCTGTGGCTTAACAATACCACTGTGAGGGCTACCAAAAGCCATACTGATGTAAACTCTAACATTTTCTTTGGGCACCTTGTCCATGAAAGTTTTGTACATCAAAACGATTTCTTGCCGTGTCTTACCCATGTTGTTGATATTGAAAGTCTCACAAGGACTAAAAACGATGTTCATCTTTTCAACACCTGCTTTTACTGCCCTATCGTAGCCCCGCTTGTTCATCACAAGCCCAGCACCAAAGCCAGTAAACACCTTTTCTGCATCAGCCATTTGAGGTAAACGCTTGGGATGAGCGAAACTTACCTCTTCGATGTTCTCTATACCTGCTCTATAGAGTGCATTGATGAGGTTCTTTTTGTCGTCTGTGTCGATGATATGCTCAAGATATTGTAAACCGTCACGAGGGCCGACCTCATAGACGGTTACTTTCATTCAATCCCCTTCCTCATACCGTGAAAGCAGGACTTGTGGAATTCTTCTATCTCTTCTTCACTACTAAAGACTTTGAAGTCAGTAGTTTCTTCATTAATAATCATGTACCAAGCCCAAACATAGCCCACCAAAAGGGCTACCAAAAAGTATCCAAGTAATTCAACGCCACTCATGTACGAGCCTAAAGCAGTGTAAAAATTAAACTTATTGGTCTGACACGCTTTCAATCCGGCTATCATACATATTATACCGTTTCAAATATTCGTAAATTGAGTTAGCATCATAAGGGCCTTTTCCATCTATATAGCCCATCGGTTTCTTTGGTATACCAAAAAGTTTTCTGAAAATTTTTTTTCTGGAGCGCCGTGTGCGTTTAAAGGAGTCTAAACTGCCGTCTAAACTGCATTCCTCCGTCTAAACTGGCCGTCTAAACTGCCGTCTCCTGTTCTATAGAACGGTGTACTGCGTCATCTAAACTGGCTGTCTAAACTGAATCCCACGGGTACGGGTCGCATGTGAGGCGTACGCCTGTCGTGCATGAGGGGCGGGCGCACATCACGCTAGGTATTCGCCTGAGAATCAAAGCCCCATGCGTATGCGTGAGAGTGTGAGCGAGCCGTGTGTAACACCCGCACCAATGTGAGCCACCTGCCTGTGTTACACGCCCCTGTGTGAGCCGCCCCCCTGTGTTCGTCTAGGTGGGTGAGTGGGTGGCTGTCGTCGGTGGGGCGTGCTACGCACTCACCCACTCATATGGGTGGAACTGTACATACATTCATCTTCTTACGCACCCGTCTAAACCCATACATCTAAACTACTACAGGACTACGAGAGCAGGCTTTTCAGTCCACCGAATAGAGAGTTCCTTTATAAAGGGGTTAAGAAGTGATGTCCCAGCAATCTTTGCTACTCCCCCCTCCCCCCTTCCCTCCTTGGGATGGTGTGGTATGGTGGGTTGTGGCATGGGTTGCACAGGAGATGTGAAAGAAATGAATACACAAATGCCAAGTTATGCAATGCAGATGAATAAAATGAACGCTACCCTAACAGGTTTCATGCGTAGTAGGAAAGGTAAGATTGACTTACCTATCAAGCGTGATGAGTTCCTGAATGATGGTGCTATTGAATGGACAGTAGGATACGACAAAGAGAACACTATGAACACCTTTACTCGTGCTGAAATCGTACAAGGTCTTACCAATGCGATTGGTAGAGCGAAACAATACGGGCCTAAGAAAGTCACAGGCTCCATACCTGCCGAACCTAACAACGCAGGCATCAAGAATGTCCTAGGTCTGTCTCATATCGTAGGTGGCGACGGTGTCAATGCAGGTAAGAGAGTTCCGGCTCTATTCCATTGCCTTGCGGCTGCCCGTAAGAAAATCAGGAACGCTGCTAAATCTGAGGCGAGTGCTAACGCTCTTAGCCTAGCCCAGAAACTCGGTACTGCTGTCGGCTTTGTGACCATCACAGGTCGAGGTAAGAACAAAGTCGTTACTCTTTCCGAGCCATATGCAGACATCAAATCTGCTGTGCGTGGTTACTGCCGAACCAAGTGGACATCCTCATGGTGGGAAACAACCCCAGACATGAAGAACGCTCGCAAGGCTGAGGCCATGAACAACATTTCCAACTACAACGACCTCAAGAAAAAGTATTCTTGAGTAACCCCCCAACCGTACCCGAACCGCACCGGGTAGGCAAATATGTGCGGTAACCTCATACAAC